CAACACTCGTGCGGACGAAGGCATTCTTCCCGGTTCTTCATATGCCCGTCGCATGAAGACAGGTGGTATGGTGAAAGCCAAGAAGTCCTCTGTCCGAGGTGCGGGTTGCGCGACCCGTGGTCAAGGTAAAGGAAAGATGTACTGACATGCCGAAGAGTGTCCCACTTCCTCCCCGTCGTCCTGCTGACATGACTCCTAAGAAGGAGTCTACTTATCCAATGTCTGATATTCCCGTAGATCCGGAGTATCAGAAGAATCTTGAGGAAGGCTACAAGACGCCCAAAAAGCCTATGGTCATAAAGAAGGCCAAGGGTGGTATGGTTCGTGGCTGTGGCATGGCCGCTCGTGGTCATGGTAAAGGAAAGATGTGCTAAGATGCCAAACGAAATCGTAAACGGTCTTTTCTCAAAGAAGGGTGTTAAGATGAAAAAGTCTGGCATGCACAAGATGCCTAACGGCAAGATGATGAAGAACTCCGCCATGATCAAGGAAAAGGGCACTGGCGAGATGTATGCTTCTAAGAAGGCCATGCGTAAGCACGAAGCCAAGGAATCTCCGATGATGGAGAAGTCCGAGTATAAGCGCGGTGGCATGGCAAAGAAAAAGACCGTCAAGATGAACAAGGGCGGTATGATGAAGAGCGGTAAAGGCTGCTAATTATGGCTACTTCTGGGACAAAGTCCTTTGAACTCGACGTCGCTGAATACATCGAAGAGGCGTATGAGCGGTGCGGGATTGAGGTAAGAACAGGTTACGATCAGCGTACAGCGCGTCGTAGCCTTAACCTCGTCTTGGCCGATTGGGCCAACCGTGGCCTTCTTCAATGGACAATTGAAAACCAGACGATCACGATGGTCCCCGGTACGCCGACCTACAACCTCGCCTCGTACGACATCGATGTCATTCAGTCGATCTGCCGTATGCCGACAGGTCAGGGGACAGCGTCACAAGCGGACCTGACAATGGACCGTGTCAGCCGGGAATATTACAACAATATCCCCAACAAACTGACGACGGGCCAGCCGACTCAGTACTATATCGACCGTCAGATCACCCCAGTTTTGTATGTCTGGCCTGCTCCTGACAACAACTACGAAGTCATCGTGACAAAGCTGACGCGTATGGATGATGCCTCGTCAGGTGTCAATACGATGGAAATGCCGTTCCGTTTCTACCCCTGCCTTGCAGCAGGGCTGGCATATTATCTAGCGATCAAGAAGGCTCCGGAGCGTGTTGCCTTGCTCAAGGCAGTCTACGACGAAGAGTTTATCAGAGCCGCAACTGAAGACAGGGATAGGGCTTCTCTGAACCTGACGCCGGGAAGAAGCTCCTACCGCGTGTTGACATGACACGTTTTGCTTACGGTTCCTATGCTGTAGCCATCTGCGACCGGTGCGGGTTTCAGTATGACTACTTGCAGCTCCGTAAGGAGTGGAATGGCCTGAAGACCTGCCCGGAATGCTGGGAAATCAAGCATCCGCAACTGAGTCCTATTTATCCGCCGACGGAACCGCAGGCTTTGTATGAGCCGCGTCTGTCACGGAATGAGCCGATGGATGTGCCCGTGCAAGATTGGCAATTTCCGTTCTTGCAAAATTCCTTGCTTCAAGGGATTACTCAGGTCGGTGTTGTTACTGTGGAGATCACCTGATGGCATGGACATACGCTACACTGGTTCAGGCCATTAAGGATTGGACACAGTATGACGAGACGACCTTCAACAGCCAGATAGACCAGTTCATCCTGAACACGGAAGAACGGATTCTGTTCAACGTCGATCTGCAATTCTTCCGCAAGAACCAGACAGCCAATTTAACGAGTGGAAACAAGTACTTAGCTGTTCCATCGGACTACCTGAATGCCTTCAGTCTGTCGGTGACATCGGCGGGCTCAACGAGCTTTTTGCTCCAGAAGGACGTCGAATATCTTCAGGAATATAACCCAACAGGGGCCACTGGCGTTCCGAAGTATTACGCGTTTTTCGACATCAATAACTTCATTCTGGCCCCAGTTCCGAACAGCAACTATGCCGTTGAGCTGCATTATTTCTATCGTCCGGCCAGCCTGACGGTGGAAACAAGCGGTACGTGGATCAGCAATTATGGTCAGGAAGCACTGCTTTATGGCTGCTTGGTCGAGGCTTATACCTTCATGAAGGGTGAGCAGGATCTTCTCAACACCTACAACCAGCGGTTCATGGAGGCTCTTGCCCGCCTCAAGAACTACGGTGAAGGTCGCGAGGATGTGGACGCCTATCGTGATGGTCTTATTAGGGTTAAGGCTAACTGATGCTTACGCAAGCTATGCACATGCCTACAATTTCTGTGGATGTCGTGACATCCAGTAACGGCGGGCATTCCCCGGAGTTCTGGGCGCACCGAGCTGCACAGAGGATTGTACAGGTCTCAGATTCTGCTCCTCCGGTGATCGGGGAGCAGGCTAGAGCCTTTCAAAAACAGGTCGAGCAGGTTATACTCTATTACATGAAACAGGCTATTGAGTGCGATAGATCGACCGTCGCCAGCCAATTGTTACAGGGATAAGGAGAGAATAATGGCATTCTCCGGTAACTATATGTGTACGTCTTTCAAGCAGCAGCTTTTGGAAGCCGTCCACGACTTCAGGCTGTCAGGCGGTGACACGTTCAAGATCGCGCTTTACACAAACAGCGCGACGTTGGACGCTTCGACAACGGCCTATACGACGTCCGGTGAAACGACCAATACGGCGGGTTCGGCTTACGTGGCAGGGGGTAACACTCTCACCCGTATCGATCCGACATCCTCTGGCACGACGGCGTTTACGGACTTTGCCGATACGTCTTGGGCTTCAGCCTCGTTCACGGCTCGCGGCGCGTTGATCTACAACACAACGCCGAGCAGCGGTGCATACACCAATCCGTCAGTTGTCGTGTTGGACTTCGGCTCCGACAAGACGGCTTCGGCAGGTACGTTCACCATCGTGTTCCCGGCGGCAGACGCAAGTAACGCCATTATTCGTATCGCGTGATGATACATGACCGTTTCGCTCAAGCACAAGTTCGTCAGTTCTGTACCGGACGACGCTGACACCAGTATTGTCAGGCCGTCGAACTGGAACGATGACCATGACTTGTTGCTTGCTACAAACAGGCTTCTTGGACGTACCACGGCTGGTACAGGTGCTGCGGAAGAGATCTCCGTTAGTGGTGAACTGACACTGTCAGCAGGTGCGTTGAGCACCAGCTCGAATGTCGTGACACTGACAGGAACGCAGACGCTCACAAACAAGACACTGACATCTCCCGTCATCACTGGTGGTACGACGGTCACGGTTCCCACCGGAGCGTATGATCTTGTTAACAAGACCTATGTTGACTCAACCGCTCAGGGTCTGAACTTTCACCAAGCCTGTAAGTACGCCACAACGACTACGCTGCCAGCGTACACCTATAATAATGGTACAGGTGGTGTCGGCGCGACGCTTACGGCGAATGCTGTTGGCGCATTGAGCATCGACGGAAGCACTCCGTCGGTTAATGACCGCATTCTCGTCAAGAATGAGACCTCAACAAACGCTCCTTATAATGGGGTCTATACTGTCACGACAGTTGGTAATGGCTCTACTGCATGGGTCATGACACGCGCTGCGGACTTTGACGAGGCAGGAACTGGTCAAAATCAAATCGATGCCGGTGACTTTTTATTGGTCACATCAGGAACAACTAACGCCAACACGTCTTGGGTCCAGCAAACACCGCTCCCGATTACGGTTGGCACGACGAACATTGTATTCATCCAGTTTGGCGCACCGATCACGTATTCTGCGGGCACGGGCTTAAGCCTTGTTGGTACGACTTTCAGCATTAGTAACACGGGAGTTAGCGCCACTAGCTATGGCTCTTCGACGGCGATTCCTGTTATTACTGTGAATGCCCAAGGCCAGCTTACTTCAGTGACAACGGCTGCTCCATCCGTGGATGCTTCCAATATCACGTCTGGTGTTTTGGGAATTGCGTATGGCGGCACTGGTGCTACAACGGTGTCTGGTGCTCAAACAAGTCTTCAAGTAGACCCTGCCGGAACGGCTGTGGCTCTGGCAATCGCTCTGGGGTAAAACATGGCAAATACTTTCAAGAGTTACGGGTCTGCAATAACGAGCGG